TTGCAGAATAATCAGCAAAGCTAACTACAGGATTTGCAAATGCAGCTTTTAACCCATCTTCAGTAACACCAACAGCTTTCAAGTAGTGAGTTACTGTAGCATTTTGTTGAACAATAGCTGTATTAAAACCTGCTATATACTCAGCAGAAGTTTTATCTGTAATCTCAGTGTTGTTTTTATCAACAACTCTACTTACAGGGTTAACCCACTCTTTGTAGCTTCTGTCTCCAACTTTTACTTCAATCTCAATAGCTTCTCTTGGCTCTTGACCAGTTTTAGCTACATTAGGACTATAAGCAAATTTTGCTAAAGTTGCTACTCCAAAGTTACCACCAAATCTGGCTCCACTTTTAGTTTTTAATGATTCATCTGAATCTGATACAAATCCGTATCCTTGTAATTGTGACATATCTAGTCTTTTTAATTAATTAAACAAATTTTTAATTCCAGTCTGATGTGTCTGGGACAGTTTCAGCTTCTAACATTGTAGCTTCTACAACAGGTTCTGTTGTTGTAGTTTCTTCTCCAGGAACAGCAGGAGGTCTAACTACATCATTGATATCTTCAGTATCATCCTCAAGCTCAATACCTACATACTGCTTTTTGGCTTTTCTGTTCTTCAATTTAGGGTGATCCCAAACCATTTTTTTCATCTCTAATTGAGTTCTACCATAGTGTTCAGCAATTTCTTTTCTGCTTTTACCTTGGTCTAACAAGCCTAAAACATCACTAATAGTGATTCTTAAAACTTGTGGTGCTGATACAACAGCTTGCACATTTTCTTGTGACATAATGTATAAATTTAAAAATTAAAAATTAATTGTAACCTTTTTGTTGTTCTGTCCATTGTTGCTTTAACTGTCTTTCTTCTTCAGTTTCATTTAAGCATCTTGGACAAAGATTTTTAGTAGGGTTATTACTTTGTAATAAAGCAATAAGTACTATTGTTACCATAGCACCAACAATAATGCCTAGCATAATTAGCAAATACCATTGAACATTATCCATAATATTCAGCAATTTTGTCAACAACATAACCTAAATCATTAGGAATAAACTGTTGGTCAAACATCCCAATAGGGGATTTAGCTGAAGAATACTGCTCATTCTCATTGGTTAAGAACTCTTTAACAGCTTTCTTTGCAGTAGCATCATATCTACTAATACCAATAAGAGTAACATCTACTTTACCCTCTACAGTCAAATACTCATCTACCATTTTACCTGTAGCTTTGTACTTCATGTAGATTCTACCATCAGCACCAGGAACATTGTCCCCATGAGCCAAGATGATCACATTTTTACCTGCTGCATCTAGTTTTTCTATGGCATCAAAGATTTTACCCATAAAATAACCAATTTGCTTAGGTGCATCCCAACCCTTAGCCAAAGCATTAGCCATAAACCAATTCTGCATTACATAATTAGAGTCATCCCATACAATGTTTTTGTAAGGACTAGCAACTAAATTTAAGAAGATAGTTTCTATGTCTTTTGCATTGTCAGTAATGATTCTTCTACCTGTTTTTAGGTCAGGCATTGTAGTAATTGGATATGCTGTTCCACTTCCTCTAAAAGGAAGAGGCTTTGAAGTAACTGATATCAAATAAGTTTCTTCAGGGTTTAACCCCTTAATACCTAACTCAGGTATCTGTCCAATACTTGTGGACTTTCCAAACCCACTAGGGGCTAAAACCAAAATCTTTGGCATACTTTTTCTTTTAAATAGTTAAAGGTTCAAATTTCTTAACATCACCATACATGTTGACTCTAAAGTGTTGAGGACAAACACTATGTCTAGATTCTACTAAATGTATAGTTCTCATAAATGGATACAAAAGAGATTTATCAGGTCTTCTAATAGGAGTTCCAAAATGTTTAGATAAGTTAAACTTGTCATCATTTGGATTAAACATTGTGAAGATATAATTACTGTCCTCACTTAGATTACCTGTTTCTTTAATATCATCAGACTGTGGAAACAATCTGTCATCATCATACTGCCTTCTTCCAATATCACTGAGTGCTCTATTCAGGTGGATAATATGCACAAATGTAAAATTGCAAGTATTTCTAAACTCTACAGCATATTCTGAGAATTTATCTACAGTTTCTTTCATCTTAAACCCTCTTTCAGGTAATAGCTTTCTTAAATGGTCAGTAATGATAATAACATACTTAGCAGGATTTTTAGGTTTATAACCAATCATTCTTTGAAAGGTTACCCCATCCTTAACAGTAGTTCTATACAAAAATTCACCATTTTCTCTAGCATAACCTAAAAGATAATTTCTGATTCCAGTAGGATTGTCTTTGATTTCCAAAAACTTAATGATCCCTTTAGAAACTTTTTCTCCCTTTTCATTATACTCACCAAATAAAGGAACTATTCTGGTTCTATAAATGACCTTAATCATAGAGATTAAATCATTAGAAACTTTAATAATCTCTTTAGGGGCATCAGGGTTTGCAGTATCATATTCTAACTCGCCTTTTAAAAAGGCAGAGGATAAAGATACAACATTTTTCTCTTTATAAGTCTTTCCAGCAGGTAAATTTATCCAATAAATGTTAAAATCCTTGTTGAGGAAATGTGCAACAAAATCAAATTCTTTACTTACTCTGTCAATCTCAAAAGAGTTATAGATAAACTCAACATCAAGTAGTTGACCATTAACTTTTTCATACTCTGCATTTAGAGCATTTCTAGTGTCAGGGTCAGTCATTGTTTCAAGTTTAGTGGCAATTACTTCTAAAGAAGTAACAATTTTAGCATTATGGTCCAATACATAGACAGCAGGTTCTATACAAAAACCTACATCTACAAAAGTTGACTTCCCTCCCTTTGGGGCAGCTCCAACAGTGTAAATTCTTCCTCTTTGGATACCATTAATTGCTTGTGAGATAGTCTTCAAGCCTTCCCCCATAGGAAGACCTTTATTACTACCTTTTTGACCTGCTTCAAATGCTGCTCTAAAATTCATTATTGCATCCTTGAAGTTATGTCAACACTATCATTGGTTGAGGTATCAGCAAGAGCTTCTCTATACTTCTCTACCCAACCTTCAAGTGCTGAAGTTCTGTCTCTACCTACACCTTTACTTATAAAGTAATGAGATGAGATAAGATATTCAGGACTACTAAGAGTTCTGAAATACATTTTAGTTGCTCCAAGTACATCTTCTTTTCTCACATCAGGATTGTCAGCAAAAAATGCTTTCATTCTAGTGATACAGTCTTTGTCTGGAGCTTTTCTTTTCTTGTTAATGTTACCAAATTCTTGATTCCATTCTTTAACCCAATCCCATTTAGTATGACTACCTTCTTCAAATAGAGGGACATGCCACATAACTTCTCTATTAGAATCAATGCCAAGAATATTAGTAACATTCATTCTTTGAACTAAAAGAGGAGGAGTATAAGAAGGTCTACAATTAAAATATATTGAAAGAAGATATGCTATACCATCTTCAACAGGAATATTGTATGTATCAAGTATTGCTCTAATCTGTATGTTTATTTTCATCTTTTTTAATTTTTTGATTTACAAATTCAACAATTTCTTTTATTTCTTCTAAACTAAAAGTATTATCAAAGACATTAATAACCATGTGTTGTTGTATTGTACAAACTGCACCTGGATTAGTAATTCTTTGAATAGTATCAATATCTACAGGCCTAATTTTACCTTGACCTAAATACTGGTAATAAGTTAGTAAACTCATACAAATCTTTTTTTAAAATTATCAATTCTTATATATTCTATCTTAGATTGATCTAAGTTTTCAATAGCATTTTCTAACCATTTCTCATCTTGAGTTGATTCAGAAATTACTATGTACAAATGAGCTTCATGACCAGGTCTAAACCTAATCAATCTACCAATTCTTTGTACCAAATCTTTTTCTTTAGAGTTTAACTGCCCTATAATACCTGAATCAATACCAGGAAAATTATGTCCCTCATTGATTGCTTTTACACAAGATAGTCTATTGATTCTCTCAGCCTTAAAGTCATCATAAGCTACATTAGTAGATTTAGAATGATAGAATGTAGGACACACTGCTTCAGCTTGTTCTATATTACCACAAAAGATGATAGTTCTATCTGTTTTACTGATTACTTTATCAAGTAAAAACTTAATTACTGCAGTTTTAGAAGGAATCTTATAGATAAACTGCATCCTACCAAGGATAGCAAACTTCATCTTAGCTTTACCTT